TCCGGATTTCGCTGCGCGTGCGGCGACCTGCATTGCGACGGCGTAGAAGTGCGAGTCGTCGCCCTCCGCATGGCTACGGACCAGCGCCTTCACCTGGTCTGCCGTAGCCATCGTGAGCGCCCTCCTTCCAGGTGCTGGAGCGATTCGACGGACGGAGAAGATGCGCGAGGAGTCGCAGCAGCCGTACGGGTTGCTCGGACGGTGGGTAGCAGTTCGTCGGGGTAGAGGTCGCCGCCGAGGAGCTGGTTGAGGCGGACGATCACGTCACGCCGGTAGGTTTCGTCGGATGTCGTGAACCGTGCCGTACGGTTCGTTCTGAGTTGGGCGAGCAGTTCGTTCGCTTTCCGTTCGATCTGTTGCCTTCGTGCCGGCGTTGTCATCCCAAGGCTCCCACAGTCTGACCCCGAACAGGCATGGATCGTGCCCTGCATCCCACTCGTCGATCTCTTCGTCGGTCGCTGGCAGCATGTCGTGCTGTGTGCAGACAGGCATCGAGCAGAACCCTGCATCGATTCCTTCGTTCAGCCAGGCCAAATATCGGTCGGTGTCCATCTACAGTTCGTTGATGTACATGCGCTTCGGCCACGTTTCTGTTTCGTGTGCCGACCGCATGTGATGGGCGATCGCTTGGGCGATCCATGCTTTGACGTGCCCTTCGGTGATCGGCGGCTGTTCGGCCATCCGTGTCTCTTCGGGATGGTTTTGCCAGGTGCCGTCCGAGTGGCGGAAACGGTCATCATGTTGACGGCCCGTGTTGATGTCGCATGCGAGCGGTCGGGTGAATGTTCCGTCCATCAGCATCATTGCGATGACTGCGTAGCCGGCAAGGTCTAGCCAACTGTCACGCAACGACTCGTTGGCGGCCTGGTCGCGGCCGAGCAGGTTTTTGATGCGGGCAATCTTGTCATGTGCCCGCACCAGCACCCCTTCGGGGCCACCCCACAGAATGTTCTCATGTCCATAGTCGTGCTGTTTGGTGACGAGCGTTTCGCAGAGGCCGTCCAAGATGAGTTGGACGGCGTCATCCCAGGTTGTATCGGCCATGGACGTATCCCCTTACGGTGTCGTCTTTCAACAGTTCCTGTTGAAGTTTCTGATGGATGTGGTCACGGATGCGGGCGATGTGTGTCTTGCTGATCGAGAGTTCGCGGGCGAGCTGTCGGAGCGAGAGCCGTCGGTAGTGGAGTGCTTCAAAGATCCACAGTTCTCGGTCGTCTAGTTGGGTGAGGATTGCGTCTGCGAGGATGTCGCGGAGTGGTGCGAGTTGGTTGCGGGCCAGGTCGGGTTCGACGCCTGGCGGGCAGAGCATGAGTGCTTCGATCGGGTTGTCGGGCCGTAAATGGGTGAGGGGGGTGCCTGAGAGGAGGATGGCTGGTTCGGCGTGGGGATGTTCACGGTGTCGGGTCACGGAGTTCCCCGACGTTGTCGGAGGTCGAGAAGATCGCTTCGACGGGGATGGAGAAGTACGGTTTCCCTTCGGGGAAGGTTTCTAGGGTGGTGCCCCAGGTTCCGCCGAGCAGTTCGTCCAGTTGGGGGAGCGAGATCCATGCGTATCGTCGCCAGTGGGCGTCGTATACGAACAGCCAGGCAGGGTGGAGGTCATGCCACCAACGCAACGCTCCGTGTTTCTCGACGGCAATTTTGAGTTTCTGGTCGCGGCCGCATCCGATGACTTCGACAAACTTGTCGGTCATGAGGTAGTCGGGGGTGTGGCGGATGCGGGTGGGGATGCGCCACACTTGGAGTGGCGGCCGTTCTAGCCCGTAGCGGATGTAGTTGTTCGCGCAGACGTTCTCGAAGATTTGTTCGGCTTCGTCTCCGAGGCGTTGTTTGCGGTTGTTCCAACTGTCGTCTTTGAAACTCACCGTTTCCCCTTGAGCTTCACCGCCATCTCCCACATCGCGGTCGCGATCAGCCGGCCCGCCTCCAACGGCTGACCCGCCACAAACGCATCCGCATACCTGAGCGGTAAGGATTCCCCTAACAGCCTACCGTTCTGCTCAAGACGAACAGTGACAATCCACTCGGCATCGGTGAACACCTGCCCTTTCTTCCGCACCTCGATCACAACACCGACCTCGCAGGCGGATCGGACAGATATCTGATCGCCGCTTCCAACACGCGCACATCATCCCGAGCGGCCGGCAACAGGCGACGGTTGCACGGCTTGCACAGCAGCCCACGGATCGACGGCCTGCGTGTACCCACTTCCCGTTCCAGTTTGTGGTCGTGGTCAACGTCCAACTGGTAGCGGGGAGTCCGTCCGCAAATCGCACACCCCCCCTGCTGGGCAGCCAGGATCTGGTCGTACTCGTCATGGTCAATGCCGTACAGGTCGGTCAGTCGGCCGTTACGAGCGTTGCGTCGTACAGCCGCACGGCGACAGTCGGCACAGATGTGACCGCGAGCGGATGTGTAGAACCGTTCGGCACGGTTCCGGCCGCATCGTTTACACGGTCGGGTCGGCGGCATCTTCAGCAAGCCAGTCGTCTAATTCGAGGGCAAGGTTGGCAGCCCAGGTACGGTCAAGGGTGAGGGAGAATCGGCGTCCGAGGTCGTCTTCGCCGTGCATGACGATCTGATGGTTGCTTTTGTAGAGACGGAACTTGCAGGTCACCTCCATGCGGCGGACACCACCTCGGACAGACGCCGCCCCTCATCGGCCCGTCCCGCAAACTTGTTCCAACCTGCTTCACGCAACACCACGACCGTCTCGGCTGGATTGAGACCTGACAGTCGGCATTGGCCGGCGAGGTAGACAAGTCCGTCGGAACGGTCGCCGTCGGACGGGCCGTGTGCAAACACGGCCCTCGCTTTCGGGTTCATGCGAAACCAGATCGAGGGGGGTACACGACCGGCAGCGTTCCGAAATTGGACAGCCAGGTCGCTGTCAACAACGACTGTCGGTTGGGCGGGCGGCTGCCACAGGTCTGCAACCGCGGCCAGTTCTGTTTCGCTGGCGAGAGAGTGGGTCGCAGAGTGTAAAAATTCTGCGAGGCGGTAGCGGCTGTGGTCGTGTCCGCGGATCATGGGCCGCTGCTCGCCCGCGTATGGGAGCCGCACATAGTTCCCGAGCTGTCCGTCTCCGAGACGGGTCTGTTTCGGGTTGACTTCGCGGGCTGACGCGCCTGCGATCTGACAGACCGCCAGTTGGGCGTGACGCATCACGGTCGCGTCGATCCAGTCGTCGGTGAAGATCCAGACGTGCCGGCCGTGCGAACGGGTCCGTTCGATCCACGATCGGATCCCGACGGCCGACCACACGTTCTGCAAGTTGCGGGCGACGGTGTTCGCATCGTCTTCGTTCGCATAGTCGCCAGACGGTTTCTTGTCCGATCTGATGTCTAGGTCGATGCAGCCCCATCGGCAGCGGCCGTCGGCACGTAACGGGTAGATGCCGATCGGTTCGCGTCCTGTCAGATGGTTGTGCCACAGTTCTTCCCACGGGAGACTGTCGCCGCGTACAGATCCGCCCGCTTCGGTCCCGACTGCGTCGGTACGGCCGGCGAACAGGCCCGCGAACTGTTCGACGTACAGGTCGATGTGGTCGTCATAAGACATGACGGCCGTGGCCTCGCACATCGAGCGCCGACTGGACTGCCCGTTCGGCCCGTGCGGCCGCACTATCAGGATCGACCGTACGGGCACGCTCCCGTCCCGACAGCGGACGGATCAGCCCTGTGTCCTCATCCATCCCAAGATCGATCCCGTCGTAGTTGGTGAGCCGTCCGCCAGGACGCTTGTTCTTCACCACATGCAACGTGATGGTCTGTTCGTGCGCTTGCCGTTCCCACGGATCGAGATCGGAACGATCTCGTTTCCGTCGGCAGCCGATCACGATGGTGGCCTGCTGCTCGCCCGAGAACCCCATCGACAGCAGAGTGATCGGATCGCCTGGGCGGGCGTTGCTGCGACTGCCTTGGTGGAGTGCGATGATCGGGAACGGTGAGGCTTTCGCCCACCGTTTCAGATCGTTCGCTTTCTCTTTCACCGAACTGGACTGATCGTCCGAAATTGACCCTGGCAGCATCTCGATGTAGTCAATGATCACCGCGTCGGGTGCTGCACCCCACAGTTCTTCTGCTTCTCGAACTGCTTCTTGCATCGCTGCGATGCCGATCACGTCGTCCACGACGAGCAGGTTGGAGAATCGTTCGGTGGCGGCCTGGTGGACGGCTTGTTGCATGTCGATGCTGCCGTCACGGATCTCTTGCTCGATGGTGACCGCGGGGATGCCTGTGGTCATCGCAACAAGTTTCGCGAGGATCATTTCTGCGGGGTCGTCCAGGCTGAAGAACAGGATGCGTTTACCTGGGTTGTTGACGATCGCGGTGTTGACCAGTTGTGTTTTGCCTGAGTGGGCGAAGCCGGTGATGATGACGAGGTCGGTGCCGCGGAATCCTCGGGTGAGGATGTCGATTTCTGCGAGGCCGAGGCCGATGCCGTCACGGACTTGTAATGCTTCGATGAGGCTGTTGGCAGCGGCGTCAAGCGGTCGGATGTAACGGTAAGCGGCAGGGGCCGGCCTGTTGGTGGGCTGGGCGGGCTGGACAGGTCCGGCCCCTGCTTTGAGCTGGTCGATGCGCTGTTGGATTTGGTCGCTGCCCAGTAGTTCGATGCTCATTGGGCGAATTGGGCGAGGACGGCCGCGGCAAGCGCTGGCGGGACGGCGTTGCCGACCTGTCGGAACTGGGAGGTCTTGTTGCCGTGGAGCGGATAGTTGGCAGGGAACGATTGGAGGATTAGCGCATCTTCGATTTCGATTTTGAATCCGTCGTTGCGGCTTTTGGTGGCGCCGTTGTATCGGTTGGCGTTGGCTCCTGGGTGTGGGACGAGGGCACGGTTGGCGATGGTGGTGGCGGGTCTGGTGGTGGGCCAGGTGAGGTCGATGTCGGTGCCGCTTTGGTCGTGAACAATCCACGCCCGAGTGCTGTTGGACGTGACCGTCGGCGCTGGACTGCTGATCGGGATCTTCTGAGCGTCGGCACGCGTCCCGCCCTTCTTCCAATCGCGTCCCGTGTTCACAACCCACCGTCCGCTTTCCATCTCCCCGTACACAAACTTGCGTGCCCCCGAACCGCCCAACTTTTCCTTGTCGGGACCACCACCACTGGATCTAGACGTAGCCAGCGTCTTGTACGGATGGTCGGTCATGCCCCAACCGAGCGCTTCGGCCATTGACACCCACCGCTTCCGCTCCCCCAACAGCCCCTCATCGCCCCCCTTCGCATGAGTCGGCTCGGGAGGCCCGACAGGAAGCCCGTCCCGTCGAGCCAACAAGAACGCCCGACGGCGAGTCTGCGGCACCCCATAATCGGCAGCGTTCAACACGCCCACCCACGTCGCATAGCCAAGGTCGGCAAACTGGCCGGCGAACAGCTCCCACCACTTACGGGCAGGTGGTACCTGCTCGCACGCCACCCACCTTGGACGCAACTGCTCGACCCAGCGGGGCACTTCCCACATCAGCACACCTGTCTTGCCTTCGATCCCTGCTTGTTTTCCCGCCTTTGAGAAGTCGGTGCAGGGCGGTGAGGCGATCAGTCCGTCGCACGGCTGAAAGGTGGTCGGATGCATTGTGGTTACGTCGCCGTGAATGACGTGACCGCCTGCGGCGCGAGCGGTAGCGACCGCGTCGCCATCCAACTCGATGCCGACAGTGTCAAGGCCGAGTTGGCGGGCACCTTCGTCCCAGCCGCCGCAACCGCAGAACAGGTCAACTGTCGTTCCGACCATCGTCGGTCAGAACGCCTCGTCGTCCACCGCCGACGCCTCCCCGTCCAACACCAGACGGGCAAACGCAGGCGTCTTGTCATCGATCCACAGGCCCTGCCCGCTCTCCTTGTGCTTCAGGTCGGGGCCACGCGGGTTGCTCTTCGGCTTGCCTGTCACCTCGGGACGGTTGTCCCAGAAGTTCGACGGCGCATCCACCCACTCCTGCCACAGCGCGACCTTCGCATCGTTCGCCTTACCAGCAGGCTTCGCCGCAGGTCGCTTCGCAGCAGGCGACACCTTCTTCGCCGCGGGCGCAGCGGGCGGTTCGTCGGCCTGTGCCTCGCGGACCACCCCGTCCTTGCCTTGCGCCGACTCGATGCCGAGCTGGGCGTGGACGAGCGTCTTGAGGAACGCCATCTCCGCCACGATCTTCTGCTGCACGCTGTCGTGATCGTCGCTGTCGGTGACGGCGATCTGCGAGAAGATCCCGCATTCCTCGTTGCCGTAGTTCGGCCTGCCCATCTTCCGCGAGTACTGGACCGTGACGATCCGGTCGGTGACGGTCGTGCCGACAATCTCGCCCTGGTCGTCGTAGGTGACGCTGCTGTTGCCCATGCGGGTGTGCCCTCTTTCTGTTTGGGGATTGCTTGACAGTCTACAGGTGGCCGAACAGATGTTTGGCAGCCTTACCAGGCTTCGATGTGGGCGCCTTTGCAGTCGGCCCACAGGTCGCACCATTTCGGGGAGCAGTGCCAGCCGGCATCGTTCAACGGCCAGGTCGGCACGTCCGACTCGATCAGGCGGGCGATCCGCAACGTCTGATCTGTAAGCCAGCGGACGTGGCCGTCGTGACGGACGATGTCAAGCGTCGCGGTCTTGCCGGTGTAGTCGATGGCCGCGTAGCGGAAGGTGAGTTGGTCTAGTTCGGCGCCTGGGCCGCCCTCGACCGAGTGGGCGTACAGGTAGACGGTCGGCTGGACTGCCCACCGTCGTTTCTCCCATGCGTCGGACGTGTAGCCGCGCAGGCTGGACGAGGTTTTCCAGTCCCAGACGATGCCGTCGGCAGCGACGCAGTCCATGGTGCCGGAGAGGGCGATGACGCGTTCGTCGTCTTCGTAGAGCGGAACATGGAAGGTGTATTCCATGTCGAGCGGTTCGACCGCGGGCATGATTTCTGCGATCCAGCCGTCGCACATGATCGGGAGGGCGTCGTCCATCTGGGTGCGGGTGAGGCGGACGGTGTCCCAGTCTCCGATGGTGGCGAGTTCTTGGTGGGCGACCTCGACCATAAGGTCGGTGGTGGGGGCGGTGGGCGTGTCGCGCAGTTCGTAGCAGGCGTACTCGGCGGCGGCGTGGAATGCGGTGCCGAGCGCGGTGGCGTCGTTGTGTCGATGTTCGGACAGGCCGTAGTAGTCGTGGCGGGCTTTCTCGGGGCACATTGCGAAGCTGCCGAGGAAGCTCTGGCGGAAGGTGTGTTGCCAGCGGCCGTCGGTGCGGAGTTCACTGCCCATCGGGGGTGCCTTTCGGGGTGGCAAGGGTGGCGAGGCGGGCGACCGCATGGCGGCTGATCGCGTGTTTGCGGGCGAGGGCCGCTTGGGACTGGTGGTGGAGTGCGCCGCGGCGGATGTCGTCGTCGCAGTCACAGTATCGTGAAGCGTTCCCTTGACAGCGCGGGTTGAGGAGCAGGCCGACCGCCTGCGCTTCGCTCAGACCGGCCTGTACGGCCGCCTGACGGATCGACAGCCCCTGACCGGTCAGGCATTCCATTGACAGCCTGGAAGGCTTCTGGGGGCTTTCTGCGGCCGCTGACGGGCCTGTCTGTTCTGCCCGTTTTTCGGCGGCCCAGGTGGCGGTGAACAACTCTTCGGTTTCGGCCCACCAGGCGGCGAGCGCTTCGGCTGGCCGCAGGTCGGCCATCAGCGCCGTGAGCCGTTCGGCTCTCGGCACGATCCAGTAGCGCGCATCGAGCAGACTTTCGGACACCACAGTCCCCCCCTGTTCTGTTTCAGAAATTTCGTGCTGTTTCTGAGATGCGGGTACGTCAAGCGGCAGCGCAGACGGACTCGCATCTGACCGCTCTGTACTGTGCAGCCCAGCCTTTGAGGGCTGGGCTGCGCTAGCACTGTGGCTGTCGGCCTCGCTCCGCTCGGCCAGTATACACACGGCCGTCGTGGCTGTTTAGCAACCCCGTAACAGTACGGTCACCGCTGGCCGCCCAACCATTCGCTCAACGCGTCACCGCCAGCTTTCAAATAGCGTTGCGTCGTCGTGTAACTCGAATGGTTTAGTGCAGCTGACACGTACGGCAGAGGGACACCAGCGCGCAGCAGGTTCGTCGCGCACGAATGGCGCAAACGATGCGGGTTCACATGCTCGACCTCGGCACGGGCCGCCACCCGATCCAACCATTTGTTCACGTGCGACGGGTCAAGCTGGCCGCGGTTCTGCGGCGACCTGTTCGACATGTCGGGACGGCCCACATCAGACCAGCCGACCAGCCAGCCGTTCCCGTCCCGCTCCCGCACTTGCCGTTCGATCAGCGGCCACAACCGTCCGGCCCCCAAATGTGGCAGCCGCCTCTCAAACACGTCCAACATCGTTCCGAGGTTCAGGCTGTCCTCACCGCCGCCCTTGCGGACGAAGTTCACGATCTTCCGTTCACCCAAACTCACATTTGACACTCGCAGGTTCGTCAGTTCGGCCCGACGCAACCCGCCGAAGAACCCCAACCCGAGCAGGATCGCGTCCGCATCGTCCACTGCCTGCCACAAACGTGCCCACATCTCGTCGGGAATCGGACGAGGCTGCAAGTTCTTGATCCTCGGAGTCGAGACGAGCAGCGACGGATCATGCTGCAACCAGCCGCGAGCAACCCCATAGCCGTACAGGCCGCGCACCACCGTCACATCACGGTTCTGTGTCGCCGGCGACGCCACCTGACCCTGCGCCCGCTGCCCCCACCTGGGCCGCTGCACCCACCGCTCGATCTCACCCGCCGACAGGCCGTCCAACGGACGACCATCAGCGAACCGCAAGAACTCCTCGCACACCCTGCGATACACGCGCAACGTGCCCTGCCCGCGGCCCTTTGACCGTTCCAGCCAACCCAACCAGTCGCGGACCAGTTCGCTGGATGTAACAGAAGTTATTCCGCTCACGTTTCCTGCCTCCCCTACAGTCCTGGCCCAGCCAGGCCCTCGTAGCTCAGGGGATAGAGCATCGGTTTGACCACGACACTCACATCCCGATGTTCGCTGCCGTCCTACCGTTCCCTCCCCGAGGAGGAAACGACACCTTCACCGTGTGCGCCAGCCATCTCTACCTGTACCCCGAAGACTTCCGATACTGCTTGTAATCCTCACGGTTGATGATCTGCGACAAGCGGGCACGGGCAATCCCGAACTCGTTCGCCATGTCAGCCAACGACCAGCCTGCCTCGCGCAGCTCGGCCAGCGCCTCGGTACGCACGTTTCCGAACGTGCCTGCCGCATCTCGACACAGCAACGCCAACTCCTGCGCTGCCTTCGCCCGCCCCACAGGATCTTTCCCTCGCTCCAACTGGACAACCGCCCGTTCGATCGCCGCAGCGAACGTGCCGACGGTTCGTGAGGCCGCCCGCCCCGAACCTTCCTTGGTCATGTAGTTACCTCCAGCCCTCGATCCTGCCCACCGCAGAACCAACCTGTCAAGTCGTACCCGCTTCTATCAAGGGGAAACATGACAGGGCCAGAGTGTGCTACCCGACCTAGTTCAAGTTTGACTGCACCACCAGTTCGTCGCGAATCAACCGCAACTGTTCGTCGGTCACTTTCTGCAACCGTTCCACCAGGCCCAACACCTGCACCGCGGGCACATCAACCAACGTGCCTTCCAACGCCGGCACAACCTTCTGCGCCAACCAGAACTGTGCATCAGCCAACTTTCGCTGCTGCCGCAACAACTCGTCCATGTCGGCCAACAACTGTGCGATCTCGTCGCTCACAACTCACCTCGCATCCACATGAAAGACAGACGCACAAACGCCACGATCGACAACAACGCAAGGTAGCGGCCCGGCTGCCCCCAATCGTTCGGCGCAACCAACACCAACAAACCCAAACCCAACGCACACACGGCCAACAACATCTCGTCACGTGACCACATCATCGAGCAGACCTCCAATGGGTGATCACCGTCGCGATCGACGCCGCACACACAGCAACGAACAGCACGTGCAGGCCGAGCCACAAGCGAGGTAACGGTTGCATGAGCAACGCGCCGAACGCGCCCAACGCAACCGCCGCCCACACGATCGTCGCGACCAACACTTCCGTCCCGTTCATGCGGCACCGATCGCAATGCCGTCTGCGTCCCACAACCTGACCCCCTCCCCGTTGTCCCAACATGACTCGCAAATCACAAACGGGTCACGAACCCCGCCCTGCTTCAAAAACGTGATGCGGATCGTGCCGACCTGCCGTTGGCAGCACTCACACCATCGGTCGTGATGCATCACGCATCCTCCTCATCGTCGTCGGGCCACATGCGGTCCCAACAAGCCCCACAAATCCCGCTGATCATCAATTCGCGCTGATCGGGGGTGAGATGCGGAAACACGTCCTGAATCAGTTCGCCGGACTCCCACCGTTGAACGAGCGTCGGGTCGAGCCACAAACTGTGCGGTTCGTGACACTTGCGGCACATCGCAACGAACCGTTCGGTACCGTCAGCGGATTCCTTGACAGACGCCGAGCCACAAGCCTGGTCGCTGTTGGCCGGCGGATACTCGACGCCGAGGCGGCGCAGCCACTGGCTCGCTACGGTCGCATCGCCATCCTGACCTTCGTTCCATGCTGCGTCGGCCACGTTCGCCAGCTCGCCCACCAACGACGAGAGAAGCGATTCGGCCCACACGTCGTCGGCAGTGTTCGGCGGCCGCCGCGTCCCCAACGAGAGCGAACCTGTCGATGCGATCGCGTACAACATCGAGTTCTGGCCGCTGTGCCAGTCGGCCGCCAGCCGCCGCTCCCGTTCCGACGGCCGATCCACAAGCCCCGCGTCCGACTCACAAGCCGGACTGTCCGAGGCCGAGCCACAAGCCTGGTCAAGCAGGGCGAGCAGTCGGGCTGCCTCGGCCGCCCGTTCGGCCTGTCCGCCGAGACTGGCCGCCGCAACTTGCGCGACCAGTTCGGCCCGTACCGTCTCGATTGCTCTCACCGTGCCACCTCCTCAACCGAAAGATCCTTCACGAACCGCACCGTTGCCTCCGCCGCCAACCTTGCCTTCTCGTACAAGATCACGCCCGCCAAGTCGGGCAAGCTACGAACGTGCGACCAGTCCACCCAACCGTCCTCGTCTTCCAGCCGATACCAGCCTGCCCACGCGCACAAGTCCACTCGCTCGCCGTTGTAGACAGGCACCGCACCGTCGGCAACCTCATGGGCGAGGTCGTTGCCACCCCAGTCGGAGTACAAGTCCACGATCGTGTCGGGAGACTCGTCCGCGAAGCAGTCAAGGACCGTCTCGATGACCGAAACCAGCCATTCGGTCGCCGCCCGACTGTTCGGCCGCTCCACCCCCACCATGGCCAACCACGCCCACGGCTCCAAAGGCGGATAGCCCAGTTCGCCCATGCGGCCCTCGACCGCTTCCTTCAATGCCCCGTCCTTCATGGTCCCCTCCTCGGAGTCGGTGCGGGCGCCCGATGCGGCCGACCCCCGCACTATGAACGGTTGCCCAATCGTTGTCAACCCCCAACGCGACAATCTTTCAATCGGGGTATTGACAGCCCGCAACGAACAATAGATACTCGCCCTGTGACGTGACCGCATCGGGCGGCCACGCCCACACCGAGGAGGCTTCCCATGCGCTACACCCGCACCCCGTTCGACGTGGTCGGCTACCAGTACCAGGCGGATTTTTTCTGCCCCGCCTGCCAACTTGACCTCGTCACCATGGACTTGGTCGAGCAGGGCATCCGCTTCGCCGTCCTGCCCGACGCCGAATCGGCGCTTGACGCCCTCGCTGAGCGTGCCGGCATCGACCGCAACGACGAGTGGTCGTACGACTCGGACGACTTCCCGAAAGTGATCTTCCGCGACCAGGCGGATGACGACACGGCGTGCGGCCGGTGTGGTCGCACCATCGGAACCGAGGAGCAGTAACCATGGACCTCTCACTCATCGCCCAACACCTGCCCACCATCGCAAAGAACCACCAGAAGCTTTCCGTATCGGAACGGGACGAAGATCGCTCCCGAGCGGTCGCCCAATACTGCAAGCGGCTTGCCCGCACCTGCCCCGAAGGATGGTTCTCCGCCTACACGACCGACGACTGCGGATGGTTCATCATCGGAAACCGTTACACGATCCGACGGGTCGACTCATGGTCTGCCGAAGGGCACGTGCTAGCCGCCCTCCTCAATCGGATCGGAGCCGACCCTAAAGCGCCGTGCCGAATCATCCCCGCCCGCAACGGCACCTACGAACTCGACGCAACCCCGAACGCGGCACCGTCCTACCAGTCGCTCAATCGAATCATGACCGACGACGCCCCGCGAGTCGAAGCAGCGGACGTATCAGTGCTTCGATTCGGGAACGAGGTTTTAATCCAACGCATCGTCGCAACAACCGCCGACGGTCGCCGCAACAGTTTCACCCCCGCAATCCTCGCGTGGGCAATGCAAGACGCCGAGCGGCTCATGCTCGGCGGTCGGCGCCCCGCCCAATGCATCGGTGCGGACGGCACCATCACAGGCGTCATCATGCCGACCCGCGACATCCCATTTGACGAATGGGAACACGCTGCCGCATAGCGACCCACAAGCGGATCACAAGCACGGCCGCCCGAGTCACAAGCGGGCGGCCGTGTCGCGTGCCGAGCCACAAGCGGGCACGGCAGGGGGGCGGGGATCGGGCGGCCCGCCCGCTCGGCGCCGGGCGCCACGGTCGGCGCCCGTACTCGACCGCAACGGGCGCCACGGTCGGCGCCCGCCAGACTGCCGACGGGCGTACGTCACGCCCGTCACTGCCACGGGCGCCACGGCCGGCGCCCGTACTCGACCGCAACGGGCGCCACGGTCGGCGCCCGCCAGACTGCCGACGGGCGTACGTCACGCCCGTCACTGCCACGGGCGCCACGCTCGGCGCCCGTACTCGACCGCAACGGGCGCCACGGTCGGCGCCCGTATAGGGATTAGTTGACAGACTGCGCCGACGGGCGCATAATCGCCCGCAGTCGGCGCGCGCATCGGGCGCCCGCCACTACCTAGGGAGGCTAAATGGCACGCCCACTGCACGAAATAGCCGCGGATATCCGCCGCGACTGGCGGCCCGTCAACTATGCGGCCCGCCCATATCTTGCGGCGCTCGCGTTCCTCGACACGCCCGACGATTCACTCGGCGCCGACTCCGCCCGCTCAATCGTCGCGTACTTCCTCGCGAACGCGAGCACCTGGCGCGGTGAGACGGCCCGCGCAGTAAAGGCCGAGCTACGGGCCGCCATTCGGTAACGCCCGATTGATCCCCACGGGCGGCCCGCATCGGGCGGGCCGCCCGCCACCACCTAAACGGAGGCTACAAACATGCGAAACCTCGACCGCCACCTATGCGCCCTAGGGCCAATCGCGCCCGCACCGCTCGACACGGCCCGCGCCCGCTGGAACGGAATACGGGCCGCCTACGGACTCGCCGACCACGCCCACTACCTTTCGGAACCCGAATACAACGCGAAACTGGCCCACACTGCGCACGATACCGACGTATGGGTTACGTCACTCGCCCTAGCGCCCGCTGGCCAATCCGAAGTCGCGAACACGTGCACCTACTCGACTGCTGCGTGCAGGCTAGCGTGCGTTGGCACCACGGGCCGCGGGGGGATGGCCTTCGTGCAACGTGTACGGGCCGCCCGAACCCTATTCCTGAGCCTTTACCCTGCCGACGCGGTCGCGCTCATTATCGCCGATATCGGCCGCCACCACGCCCGCTACGGGTCTCGACTCCGCGTAAGGCTCAACGCATTCTCGGATATCCGCTGGGAACGGGCCGCGCCCGCCATCTTCGACACTTACCCCACGATCCCGTTCTACGATTACACCAAATGGTCCGCCCGACGGCGGCCCGACGCCCAACTCCCCACGAACTACCGCCTAACGCGCTCCGCATCGGAACGCACTACCACGGCCGCCATCCTCGACCACGTCGACCACGGCCGTACCGTCGCGGTCGTGTTCGCATCCCGAAAGGGTGAACCCTTGCCCGCCACCTGGCACGGGCGCCCAGTTATTGACGGAGACGCGACCGATGACCGTTCCGCCGATCCTGCGGGCGTAATTGTCGGCCTCCGCGTAAAGGGGCGGCACGCTCAGGATGCGATTACGTCAGGGTTCGCACGCCCGACAGTCACGGGCGGCCGCCCGTGAGCCTCTACACGCTCGGCACCCTGGCAGTGTGGGCGCTGTTCGCGCTCAGTATCGCCGGATTGAATCGTGCAGCCGCACGAATCGAGCCGCCCGAACGGCGCCGCCCGCACGAAATCGCCAATGCGGCCCGACGCGCCCACGGGCGCCCGCCACACTTGCACTAACGCCCGCCCGAATCCGACCTACCACGCGGAGAGGCCCGGCCGATCGGCCGGGCCTCGTCCGTTCCCCCGATGCGATAACGGGCGCAGTCAGTCGAGTCGCCCCACGAATTCGCCCGTGCGGGCAAGGTCAACCCACTGGCTACCGTCACCCGCCACGGGCCGCACACGTACATCAGTACGCCCGAAGACGTGACGGGCGTCGAGTACGTCAACCTCAACCCATACGGCGGGCGTTACATGCCACGCCCGACGCGTACCGATGAGCCGGGCCAATTCGGCCGCAGTCACTGCGCCCGCCCATCGGCCGCAATGCGGGCGCCTACTTGCGATTCGTACATCGTCGGCCCGTCCGCCGGAACCCGCGCGGCGCACACGTAGTGAACGGTACGCCCGTCGGGCCGAACATCCCCGCGATTCGTCGGCAAACCTACGCCCAAATCCACGGTAGTACCGCAGACTGCGCAAACCCCCTTAGGGATTCCGTACCTACTGGCCATTCGTAAACCTCCCTCATGGCGGGCGCCCGATGCGCCCGACACCCGCATTTCTACTACGCCCATACCTACCGTGTCAACTATTCCCCTAGCATCGGCCGAATAAACCCCACGCCCGACCCGACCCGACCCGACTCCCGACCCGTCAGGTTTCGCACTGGCCCGACGCCGACGCCGAGCACGGGCGGCCCGTCTCGATCCTGGCCCGATCGGGCGCCGACTGCGCGACCGCCCGCATTCTCACGGTAGGGATGAAACGCCTATTACCTACTGGTCCTGACGGTAGGCGAAGGGGGGGCAGTCGAGCCGCCCGACGCCCGCACGCCCGGCCGCCCGACGCCCGGCCCCGAGGGGGCAGGGGGGGGTGCCACCCCGCGCACATGCATCTATTACCGTCTGTGCGGGTTGAGGTTGGGGTGGGGGGGTTTTGCACAGGCAACAGCCCACCCTGTGGGGGTGGGCTGTTGGTCAGTTCAGCTTGGGCCAGGAGGCTACTTCTGGCTGGTGGCTGTTCTGGTTGTACACCCTGTTGGGGGTGTGTGGCGGGCCGAGTACATCGGGTTTCGGCGGGCCGGCTGGGAGTGTAGCAGTAAGGGTTTGGCCGTTTGGCAGGGGTGGGCCAACTTTCTGTTGGCTTTCGGGCAGAGTTCTGGTTTGTCGCTGTTCTGTCTGTGCTGTTCTGTGCTGTTGGATCCGTCTCGCTGCCGCTCGACGTATCCACATCTCGCTGTTTTCTGTTTTTGGCATGGTCGGTCCAATGGAGCGGCGATGCCGTTTTTCGGTTTCTGGTCTGGGGTGAGGGGCTTGTCCGAACTCCACCAATCTGGTTTCGCATGGTGGGCCTGTTTTCGGGGCCGCTGACGGGCCAGTTGACTTACCGTTTGGGGTGTCTACATGGGTGGCAGGTTTTGTGTTGGGTGTTTCCGATGATGGTGCCGTTAGGGTTGTGTCGGATTGTTTGGAACGATTGGTTGCGTCGCCACTGTTGACATTTGGGGCAGCGGGTCCGTCCGATCGGGTCGGCTTGTTCTGGTCGGGGTTCCATTTAGGGTTGGAATGTTTGCCGTCGGACGGGTTCGTGCCGTTCGATGGTTTGTTGGGCGAGTGTTTGGTCGATGCATGTTTGGCACCAGTTGCTGTCGGTGTGGGCCGGCTGGCAGGGTTGGTGGCAGTTGGGGCATTGGACCATCTGTTATTGGGGGCTGGTTGTCCCGTGGTTGGGTGCGGGACAGTTGGGCTGGTTGGTGAGGGGTGTGGTGCGGGTCGGTGCCGCCGCTGTTCTGCCGATCCCCGCACCCCTCACTGTTGTTGTTGTGGGTTTGGGGGTTGCGATGTCGATGCGTTCGTGGAATCAGTGGCCGCAGGATCGTTTGCCTGATGTGGTGTTGGAGTTTGTGGAGTGGATGGTGACTCCTCGGTGGGAGCGGCCGAAGGAGTGGGGGTCGCAGGCGGCGTGGGCGCGGGCGCATGGGGTGGCGGCGGAGACGGTGTCGCAGTGGAAGCGTCATCCGCGGGTGAAGAAGGCGGTTCAGGAGCGTTGTGACGAGTTGAATTTGTCGCCTGAACGGATTCAGGATGTGATGAACGCGGTTTATGATGCGGCGACGAAGGGCGATATGAAGGCTGCGACTTTGTTTTTGCAGCATGCGGATAAGTTGGCGCCGCAGCGGACGGTGATTGAGGATCGTCGGGTGTCGACGTTGTCGGATGAGGAGTTGCGGGCCGAGTTGGCGGCGGTGGGGTTGCTGGCCGAACAGTCTGACTGATCATGTCGGATTGGTCGAAGGGCGAGCTGGTGTTGGAGGCGAAGTGGCGGGCGTACGCGGCTGACCCTGCTTTGTTCTTTCGGGAGTGTTGGCATATTCAGCATCCTGAGAAGGGTGCGATGCTGTTCGATTTGTTCGGCCCGCAGGAGCGGGCGTTGCAGACGTTCCGTGAGGAACGGTATGTGGTGACGTTGAAGGCCCGTCAGATCGGCTGGACGACGTTGGTTGCTGCGTATGCGTTCTGGCTGTCCTATTTTCATTCGGATCGTCTGGTCATCTTTCTGTCGAAGGGTGAGCGGGAGGCGTCTGCGATTTTGCGGATGGTCGGCTATGGGTTCAAACGGTTGCCTGAGTGGATGCGGCGTCGTGGCCCGAAGGTGTTGCGGGACAATCAGTCCACGATGGAGTTCGGGAATGGTTCGTCGGTGGAGTCGTTGCCGTCGAAGTCGGATCCTGCCCGTGGCCGTTCGTGCTATCTGGTGGTGGTGGACGAGTGGGCGTTCTTGGAGAATCCTGACGAGGCGTGGGCGTCGATTGAGCCGATCGCTGACGTGGGTGGCCGCGTGATCGGCCTGTCGACTGCGAACGGTTGGGGAAACTTTTTTCATCAGTTGTATACAGGTGCGGAGGCGGGAACGAACAAGTTTGTGTCGCTGTTCGAGCCGTGGTCGGCTCGGGGCGATCGTGATGCCGACTGGTATGAGGCGAAGCGGCACAGCCTGCCTGTCTGGCAGTTACATCAGGAGTATCCGACCACCGCCGAGGAGGCGTTCATCAAGTCGGGTAACCCGTTTTTCGATCCTGATGTGCTGGCCGCGTTGGAGGTGCGGGAACCTGACCGAGGGTTCTTGACGGTTGGCGATTTCACAACGTTCGTTCAGAAGGACGGTGGGCCTCTGGCCGTGTGGGAGCGGCCGCAGACGAACGAGACGTATGTGGTGGGTGCGGACGTGGCGGAAGGGTTGGAACATGGCGACTACTGCTCGGCGCATGTGGTCCGCTGGCGTACCCAGGAGGTCGTTGCCCATTGGCATGGGCATATCTCACCTGACGAGTTTGCCGGCATCTTGCACGATCTGGGCACCTACTACAACCAGGCGCTGGTCGGCGTGGAGAACAACAACCACGGTCTGACCACCTGCAAGTACCTGAAAGACTGGCATCACTACCCGAACATCTTCTACTCGCGGATCGTGGACGAACGGTCGAGGCGGTCAACGAACAAGATCGGCTGGTCTACGACGAAGAAGACTCGTCCGTTGATGTTGGACGATCTGGCAACTGCGTTGCGGGACGGGTCGTTGGGTTTGTGGTGTCGGGGGACGATCAGCGAGCTGCGGACGTTTGTGCGGGACGAGTACGGCAGGATGCGCGGCAGTCCGTTCGATGACCGTGTGATGTCGTTGGCGATCGCAGTTCAGATGTTGGGGTATGCGGTGCAGTTCCATCGGGATCGGGGCCGCGACCAGTACGGCACGATGATCTGGTGGGAACGGCAAACGCAGAAGGTGCCTGAGGTCGCGGCGATCGGCGCCCATAACGTCCGCTGAGGGACGGGACAGTTCGGCCTAGAGATGATGGCCGATTGTGACCACATCCAACATTATTCGCTCGACGACTGTCCTGGCCTGACCGCTTCCGAACGAGAGTTCGGGGAGAAGGTCAGGTCTGTGTGCCTGAACTTTGTTGGGGCAGGCGGCAAAGACGACTGGCATGGGCCGACAGTCAAGGAACGGGTGGACGAGATGTTCTCGAATGCGGCCAGGTATGGGAATGAACCGCCGCAGTATGAAGGACGCAGGTGGGTGTGATGGATCCGAGAATTACCCAGGCAATGTCCACTCCTGAAGGTAGGCAAGCACTGTCGCAGTGGTTTGCTGGCGTGTCGGGCCGGCGTCGAGACGACGAAGCGTTTGCGGCACCGTCTACCCCGATGGGCAATTACATCCCGCCTGGTTATTCGGGCGGCTACGAGTGGGAAACGGGCAACGATGGCAGAGTTACCCCCTACGGCGAGTACGGGTTCCGCAAGCCCATATCTGGCAATGCTCATGAGGCGATGCTTCGGGCGCTTTCCACGGTGGAGGGCAGCATCGCGTTGAAGCAATGGTTTCAAGGGGCGAAGGACGCTGATGCCGAAACGGCCGCAAACGAACGGGCGATTCGGCAACTTGCCCAGGACAACCCGAAGTTGAAGCCTCTTGTGAAGGACCGTAAGGCGAGGAAAGCGTTTGCGGAGTGGATGACTGCCGTTGCGGCCAGGGATCGGTTGGGGTTGACGGGCGAGGGGGCTGGTCGAGGCGGCCTGTACGGTGCTGGCGGGGCCGATAACAGCGCGTCGTTTGCCGATCGGTTCGCTGCCGAAGCTGGTGGTGGGGCGTACGGGGCAGGTCGGCTGTCATGAACGAACGCAAGCAACTCCTTGAGAGGCAGGCACGCGCCGGTCTGCGCCCCCCGTCTGGAATGCCGCCCACAAACAGTGCGGTCGGCGCATTCGGGGAACTGTTCGGACAGTTCGGCGGGCCGCGCCGCTACCCGCCGATCCGTGTGCAGCCGCCTGCGACTATGCCGTTCGGATCAATGTTCTCGCCGCCTGCGACGGGAGGGCCGTCTCGCGACCAGATGATCTCCATGTTCCTGTCCATGTTCGGGCCTGGCCGTCCGACGCACCAGTTCGGGATGCCGTATGGGGATCCTCAGCCGCCGATCCGTACAGGCATGATCCCTGGCGGGTACCGCTAACCGATGGCTGACCTGCCGCAGCCGAACCTGCCCACCCCCGCCCCCTACTGGCCAGGCAACGACAGCCTCCCCGCGGGCGAAGCCCCCTACAAACGATCAAAGAAAACGAAGAAAGACCTGATCGCCTGCTACGACCGTCGAGTGCGCCTCTCCCGCAAGTGGCGAGAAGAAAACTTTGACAAGACCTGGCGGCGCATGATCGACCTGTACCGCGGCAAACATTTCACAGGCAAGACGACTGCCGATCGCATCGCGATCAACGTGTCGTTCTCCACCATCAACGTCATCGTCCCGTCCGTCGCTGTCAACTTTCCGCAGATCACCGTGAACGGTCGCGGCGTCGAGGACATTGACCCTGCCCGCGTTGCCGAAACGGCCGTCAACTATTGGTGGCAACGGTACGGCTACCAGCCTGAAGTCAAGCGGGCGGTGAAAGACTCGCTGGTGTTGGGTGTCGGCTGGGCGAAGGTCGGCTGGAAGTACAAAGAGAAGGAACGGCCCCTCTCGGTCGAGGAACAGTCGGCCCGTTACGACGAACAAGTCGAGGAAGCCAACCAGGCTGCGATGCAGCAGCCGTGGATGGCCGGCGACCTACCTTCCAACGAAGACATCCGAGCAGGTATCCCGACCAGCGAACCCGAAGCGGTCCTAGACCATCCGTCCGTCGAACGTGTCTCCCCATTCGACATCTTCATCGATCCCGAGGCGACCTGCCTGGAAGACATGAAGTGGATCGCACAACGGCTGGTTGTGCCGATCGAGCAGGTGAAAGCCGACAGCCGTTACAACCAGTCGGCCCGCAAGAAACTGAAAGCCGACATGTCGGCCAACCCGCGATGGCGGGACTCGGACCCGACCACCACACCACAGTCGGGCAGCCAGGCCGAGAAACTGAACGACGACATTTCTCGAGTGACCCTGTACGAATATTGGGACATCCAACACGAGTTCTACTGTGTGTTCGCCCAGTCGTCAGACGAGTTCCTCCTCGACCCGACCGACTTTCCGTACCCGTTCGGCATCCCGTTCGTGCCGCTCCTCAACTACGAGGTACCCGACCAGTTCTACGGCATCGGCGACCTTGAGATGCTCGAACCGATGCAGCAGGAACTGAACGCTGTCCGTTCGGACATGATGAACCACCGTAAGCGGTGGCAGCGCGCCTACCTTGCTCGACGTGACCGCCTGGACCCTGCTGCCCAGAACGCGCTGCTGTCCGACAAGGACGGCCGTGTCGTCTGGGTAGACGGAGACGAACCGCTCCAAGACATCGTCGTTCCGATCGGTCAGATCCCGCTCGATCCACAAATGTACTCGTACAGTCAGCAGATCGAGCAGGACTTGCAGTTGGTGTCGGGCATCACCGAATATCAGCGAGGTGCTGCCCCCGAGATCCGTAGGACCGCGACCGAAGCGTCCCTGATCCAGTCGGCCACGAACGCCCGCGTGTCGGACAAGTTGGCACAGATCGAACGGTTCATGGCCGAGGTGGCCGAACGGATCGTCCAGTTGGCCCAGGTGTATCTGACCGGCGAGCAGGTCGCTCGCCTGGTCGGGCAAGACGGCCAAAAGCAGTGGGTGCAGTTCTCCCGCGAGGACATCGAAGGCCAGTTCGACTTTGCGGTCGAGGCTGGTTCAACCCAACCGAAAGACGAGATGTTCCGTCAGCAGCGAGCGTTGCAGTTGATGCAAACGTTCGCTCCGATGTTCGGTTCGGTGATCGATCCTCAGGCAATCACCGCGTATGTGTTGCGAGATGCGTTCGGGGTGAAAGATCCGTCACAGTTTTTCATTCAACAGCAGCCTGCCGATCCGAACGCAGAACAGCCACAGAAGTTGATCGAGCAGATCAACTATCGGGATGCTCCTCCCGACGTGCAACGTCAGATGGAAGCGGCGGCCGGCTATCAGCCGTCCCAGGTGGGCGGCACATCTCCCGTCGAGCAGCAGCAGGCCCAGTTGCAGGCGCAGGCCGATCAGGCAGCGATGCGGGCACAGCAGCAGCAGGCCGGTCAGCAGATGGGGACGGCTGCCGAGTCGGGCATGTCGGAGCAGGAGATGGCCCGCATGCAGTTGGAGCAGGAGCTGATGGCAGCCGAAGGTCAGATGGCGGCTGCCGATCCGATGATGGCTGCTGATGGTCAGGGGCCGATGGGCGGTTCGCCCGAGGAGCAGATGTTGTTGCAGCAGATCATTCAGGCATACCAGGGAGGGATGCCGAATGGCTGATGCGTTGGATGCGAAGTGGGAAAAGTTGATGGTCATTATGGAACGTTTGGCGTCGCAGCCGGCTCCGACCATCAATGTGAACGTTCATATGGCGGACGGTTCGGTGCGACGGAAACGGCAGCCGGCACAGTCAGGCCCGATTTCTGATGCTGAGAATCCGTCCGAGTTCCCTGAACCTGGCGGGCAGCCCCGCCCCTACGTGTCGTGAGCGCATACGGGGAACGGGACGCCCAACGGGTGGTGTTGCTCCGTTCTGACGACCAGGGCGACACGTGGGTGCCTGACACGGGCGGGATGGGGCAGACCCCTGCGACGTTCCAACAGGCGTTGGACATCGGCGACACGGTCGCTTATGTGGGGTCTGCGCCGCGAGGCGCGGACGGGACAGACGAGGTTTGGACTGTGAAACGTATTGAACTGACGGACGGTCTGCCCACATCGGTGATGTGGGCGGTCAACGTCGCGTGGAATGATCGAACAACCGAGGAGTATTCGTAATGGCCTCAGCTCTCTACCCGAAAGCGAAGCAGTCGTTCCTAAGCCAGAATCCCAGCATTGATCTGGATTCGGGCACGATCAAGGTGGCGTTGGTTAGTACCACCGATTACACGTACAGTGCTGCCCACCAGTACAAGTCGTCGGTGACTTCGTACGGTGCTTCTACCGATCAGACGCTCGGATCGATCGGGGTAACTGATGGCGTGTTTGATGCGGGCGATGCGACGTTCACGTCGGTGGCGGTCGATGGGACGAAGGCTGCGAACGCGCTGGTGATCTATCAAGACAGCGGTTCTGCCGCGACTTCGCCGTTGATCGCGTACATCGACGGGTTTTCGGTGACGCCAAACGGCGGGAACATCAATGTGGTGTGGGATAACGGCGCTAACAAGATTTTTAAACTCTGATGGCTGATCAGCGCATCAGCGATCTGGAATTGCTGGCGGGTACCGACATTGCCACAAACGACCTGTTTGAAATTGTCGACAAAGATGACCTGTCAGGGCCTAACTCTGGATCGGAAGGCACAAACAAGCGGGTGACCCGCGACGGCCTAGAAGCAACGCTGTTCAAGCGGAAGGTCGCGTCGTACTCGTCGTCGGCGTACACCGAAACAGACAAGACGGTTCGTTTGATTGCTAACACCACGGCGCTGACGGGCGCGGTCACAATCACGTTGCAAGATGCGAGCGACGTTCCAGCAGGAGCAATGGTGACAGTTGCCGACGAATCGGGGTCGGTCACCGCCACAAACACAATTTCGGTGAAATGCAACAGCACCGATACGGTAGACGGAGTCGCCCCATCTTCCAACTGGGCGGTTATCCGCGCCCCTTACGGATCGTTCACGTTCCGTTCTGACGGGGCCACCAAATGGGTGACGGTCAGCCGCACCCCCATCTTGGATGTCCAAACGTTTGCTTCGTCGGGCCAGTGGCGCAAACCGTTCGGGTGTGCGACGGTGCGCGGCATCCTGATTGGAGGCGGCGGCGGAGGAGGCGGCGGCGGCAGAATGACGGCGGGGACCTCGTACGGCGGCGGGGGCGGACAGGCAGCGGGAATCACCCCGTTTCAGAACATTCCGATTGCAGATTTTTCGGCTACCGAAACGGCCACGGTCGGGTCGGGCGGGACGGCAGGGACGGGATCGGCCAGCAACGCTACTGCCCCAGCCACGGGCGGTACGGGCGGAGACGGAGGCAACACTCATTTTCCGTCTTCGTCTAAGTGGGTGGCCGAAGGCGGCAAGGGTGGCGGCGGCGGCAATTCCACCACTTTCGGGACAGGAGGTACAGGCAAAGGACGCGGCCTCACTTACGGGGTAAGTGCCGTAGATGGCTCTGCGGGCTATCAAGGCAACGTGTTGGGAATGGTGCCTGGGGCTGGAGCGGGCGGCGCGGGAGGCATTACGGGCACGGGCGTGTCGGACGGTTTGGCGGGGGGGGACGGCGGTTACGGTGTCGGCACAAACGGTGTCGGGTTGGCGGGCGGAGCGGGAGGAACTTCGAGCACTCTCACTGGGGGGAACGGCACGGCCGCTACGACAATTTCCGCTAACGCCATTGTCGGCGGTGGCGGCGGGGGCGGCGGTCGCGGTCGGGGATCTACAGCAAATGCGGGGTTTGCTGGCGGTAACGGCGGCAAGTATGGCGGCGGCGGGGGCGGCGCGTCAGGCGGTTTCGGGTCGGTTGCTGGCGGTAACGGCGGCACGGGCGGTGACGGCATTGCCGTCATTGTTAGCGAGTAGGAACACGATGGGCCGTTATTATCTGTTGGATGAAAACGACAACGTTGTAAACATTGTTCTGTGGGACGGCAATACGGACACGTGGAGTCCCGAACCGCCGTTGCGTGCCGTCGCTATTCCCGAGGTACTTGCAGAGCAGTTTGAGGGCGGATAGCCGTGGCTCGCCGCATCCTTGAAAGCGGCGACTATCGGCTGCTGGAATCGGGAGCAGGCGAAGAACGCCTTTTAGAACCGCTCCTGATCGAACCTGCCAGCATTGCAAGCGGCAGCGTTATCGGGACCGCCACCGTTCAAGCGGGCGCAGTCTCGGCATCGCCGTCATCGATCGATCCGACGAGTGCTGTCGGAACCGTTTCTGTTACGGCAGGGGCCGTCACTGTCAACCCCGTCGGGCTGGATAGCACCATATCGGTCGGCAATCCCGCATTGTCCGCAGGGGCTGTCACGGTCAACCCAACCAGCCTGACCAACAATGCAGCATTCGGGGCACCGTCTGTAAACGCGGGCGCAGTCACAATCAACCCGACGGGGGTAGGCAGCACCATCCTTGTCGGCGTTCCCTCCCTGACCGCAGGGGCCGTCACAGCCAACCCGACAAGCATCGTCCCCACGGACACGGTCGGGACTGTCACCGTTACGATCGCGGCGACCACCGTTTCGTTGAGCGGGATTGCGTCAACAGCCGCCATCGGCGTGCCGTCCATCTCGTACGACCAGTCCGTGTATCCAAACGGAATCGGGTCGGGAAGTTGGCGGATCGTATGGGACATCACCTCCCCCGCTGCTGTAACCCCATTGTTGGTCGGTCCTGACGGGTGGGCGTTGCGTCTCTGACGGGACAGTTCGGCCTCTGATATGAGGCCAAGATTTGGCCTGACAGAACAACCCGTGAGGATTCTGTGGACACTGACATGATCGGCGGCGATCAGCCGTCCGACATTGACCCGTCCGACACATTCGGCCAGCCGGCCGAACAGGTCGAGGAAGGGACGCAGCCGGCAGTTCCGAGCCAGTTCACCGTGAAGGTGGGCGGCGAAGAAATGCAGGTCAGCCTCGAAGAGGCACTGAACGGCTACCAACGTCAAGCCGATTACACCCGTAAAACGCAAGAGTTGGCAGCCGAGCGTGAGCAGCTCACCCATGCTGAGCGGCTGTGGAATGCGATCGAAGCCGATCCCGAGTATGTGATTCGGGAGATGGCGCAGGCGTACGGACTTCCGATCGGCCAGATGGACGATCGGCCCGCCCAGCGGGAAGATCCGTTCGCTGTGCCTGACGGGGACGACAACGCTTCCGATCCGCGTTGGCAGCAGGTCGAGCAGTTCATGCAGCAGGCTCAGATGGAGCGTGCCCAAGCCCAGATTGACAGAGAACTAGCAGGACTGCATCAGACGTACGGTGTCCAATTTGATGACACCGAACTGTTGCAGTTTGCGGTCGAACGGCAGATTGCCGATCTTGACGCAGCGTTCAAAGCGTTTGCGTTTGATCGGATGAGTCGTATGGCCGCTGACCGTTCGGTTCAGCAGCGGAAGGCGCAAGCGCCTCCTGTTGCTGGCGGGCACGGTGTTGCTGCTGGTGCTGTCGCACCTGGGGGTGGTGCTGCCCCGCTGAGCGTCGCAGATGCGTTCAGAGCTGCCGAAGCCGCCCACGGCGTCGGCTAACCCACCACAGGAGAGATAGAAACCGATGGCTGACACTACGTCGCTTGATTACGACGCGATTCTCAGCACCACGCTGTACAACTACGCGTCAACTCTGGAGAACAACGTTTTTCAGGCCCGTCCGCTGCTCAACTACCTGAAGTCGAAGAACCGTATCAAGACGTACTCGGGCGGTGCCCGTATCGTCACTCCGCTGGTCGAGGGTGCGAACAGCACCGCTGGCGTATACGGCCTCTACGACAACCTGAACATCACTCCGCAGGACGGCATGACTGCCGCCGAGTGGCTGTGGAAGCAGGCTGCCGTGTCGGTCGCGATCGCCGGCCTGGAGGAGCAGCAGAACAACGGCCGTGAGGCTGTGATTGATCTGCTTCAGGCGAAGATCATGCAGGCCGAGGAGTCCCTTGCTGACCTGTTCACCGTCCAGTTCCTTTCGGACGCCGCTGGCGGCGACGACTGGAACGGTCTTGCCGGCATCATCGATGACACGTCGACGTGTGGCGGTCTGGACCCCGACAACCACGCCACGTGGAAGTCGTACAAGGATGAGCTGAACGGGCCGCTCACGATCGCTGCGATGTCGGCGGCGTGGAACGGTACTGCTCAGGGCGGGTCGGACACTCCCGACTTCATCATCACCAGCCAGTCGCTCTGGGAGAAGTACGAGTCGCTGCTTCAGCCGCAGCTTCGCTACTCGGACCCTGGGACGGCCGACGCCGGCTTCGTAAACCTCCTCTACCGTGGTGCGCCCGTCGTGTTCGACTTTGCGGTCGACAACGGCGACGTTCTCGGTGAGGCGAACTACGACTCGGGTGTTGTCTACTTCCTGAACTCGAAGCACGTGTGGATTGCTCGGGGATCGTCCAAGTGGTTCTCCTCGACGCCGTTCATCCGTCCGACGAACCAGGACGCCCGCTACGCCCAGATCATCTGCTACGGCAACCTGGTGACGAACTGCCGTCGCCGCCTTGGCAAGATCACGGGCGCGACCGCCTGACAGGAGGCATAAATGGCAGTGACCGCTACTGCGGCCGCACCTGCCAGCGCTGTGAAGCCCGCCTGGAAGGGTCCGTATGGCCCTTCCGGCGGGGCAGTCGCAGCGACTGTCAGTGAGGTTGCCCCGAATAAGCGGATCCGCACATCTCAGGTGACCCTGTCGGGCACCTACGAGACGGGCGGGTTCGAGCTTGACCCTGCAACGTTCGGCCTCGCAGAGATCCACCACCTTGCGGTGGTGTGCGATGCGGGAGCGAACAGCAGCGGTGATGCGGTCCCTCGACTTACGTCGGGGGGTCCGATGGCTACTGTCACCCTGTACGGGGCTGACGAAACTGAGGTGGCCGACACCACATCGGTGTCTGACCATGTGTACACGTTTGTGGTAGTCGGGATCTGATGTCCGACGCTCAGCGTGTCCCGTCGATGCTTGTAGGGGTAGAGGACGCTCGCCCCTACGGCATCGCTGGGGTCGTCCCTGCCGACGCGAAGATGACCGCTCATCGTCCGCACGGTCAGGGCCGCCTGTACGTGTCTGATGTTCCGTATGCGGAACCGTACAACGACCGTCAAACCTGTGAGGGGCTACGGACGGACGGGCATGACTGTAACGCGAAAGCGAAGCCTGGCGAACGGTTCTGTTCCGATCACGACCCGCACGGGTAGGCGACCGTGGGGCTGATGACCGTCGGGGCAATGTCCGACTATGTGCGGACGTTCCTTGACAGCGACGAAGAAGACCTTCCCGACACACTGCTCGATGTGTGGCGCAACGAGGCGGTCGATCGGATCCAACGGACGTTCGAGTCGTGGCAGTTTTACGAACATTCGTGGACGTTCACTTGCACAGATCAGATCAGTTTCGCTGCGATTGCAGCAACGGACGATGCTGGCGCTTACCCTGACGCGATCTTGTCGGTCGAGGCGGAACGCTGGCTGATGAAGTACATGCCTCACGAACGTGAGGTAGCACGGCACGCCTGGTCGAACGGAACGGCAGGAAACCCGACCGAATGGTCGCTGTTTGACGGCAGCGTGTACATCTGGCCTGTGCCCGCATCGTCGGCCACCTATGTGGCCCGAGGGTACCGTCAGCCGATCGTCGCCACGAACGACGATCAGATGGTCGATCTGCCGTCCGAGTTCGATCCGTTGGTGTGCGAGTGGATGTTGACTCGGGCGTACGAGTGGAACGACGACGAAGTGATGTCGCAGCAGAAGCTGGCACGGTTTGAACGGCAGCTCGATCTGTTGCGTCGCCGTTATCTGCGTGCTCCGAAGGCGGGAGTTCAGACGATCGGTTCGGGACACGACAGTCCGTTGCTGCCCGAACGACTTGCTTACTCTTGGGAGTGGTAGCCGATGCCTCGCCGGCCGCAAGTCCGCGAGTACGTCGATTGGACGGGCGGATTGAACTATGTGGGTGATGCGTTCACGCTCGCCCAGAACGAAGTTGTTGACTGTCTGAACGTCACGTTGCTGCCTCGCGGCGGGTTTCAACGACGGAAGACGGTCGCCGCATTGAACGAAACGGCGTTTTCGGCTGCACGGAACGTGTGGCCGTACTATGCGCCGACAGTTTCGCAGATACTTGTTCAGGACGGAAACAATTTTAAGAAGTCGACGGACGGTTCGACGTTCACGGCAGTGTTGGGGGGGAGCCATCCGTCGGTGACGGGCCGTATGCGTGCGGCAACGTTGGCCCGCCAGACTGGCGCTAACCCTGGCGAAGAGATCTGTTACATCCAACGTAACTCTGAGCAGGTCGCTCTCGCCTATGACGGCACGTCCGCAACCCCGTTGGGCGATGCGGACGGCAACTGGAATGACAACACGGACAGTCCGCAAGGCGGCTACATGCCGCAGGCCCGTTTCGTGTGTACTCATGCTGGGTTTCTGTTCCACGCCAACATCTTTGAGGGTGGCGCCCAGATGATCTCCAGGGTGCGGTTCTCGCATCCGAACGAACCTGAGGACTATCGGGCCGACGACACGTTTGATGTGGGCGGCTACGGCGAGCCGATCACAGGGTTGGCGTCGTTCGGCCGTAACTTGTACATCTTCAAACGGTCGTCGGTGTGGGTTCTGTCGGGTTATACGCCTGACACGTTCCAACTGATTCAGGTGACTGATTCGGTCGGGGCAGTATCGCAAGAAGCGGTCTGTGTTGGCCCTAACCGTCTGTTCTTCTTCGATGAACATGACGGCGTGTATGCGGTCACGTCCGAGAACAAGTTGGAGTGGTTGTGGCAGAACCTGTCGGTCCTGTTGGGCGAGCGGAAGATTCCAGCAGGGTTTGTGGATCAGGTGACGTGCGGCTGGATGTCGCAACGGTTGTGGGTGTCGGTCCCGTGGCTCGATTCTGAAACGAACATGCGGATGTTTGTGTTCGATCCGCTGTTGGGCCGTCAGGGCGGCTGGTATCAGTATGCGTTCGGGAATGCGACTTCGACGTTCGGGATCGGCCCGATGGTCGAGTTCCGACCGCAGAATTCTGCGGTGACCTATTTCGGGTTGGGGGCGGGCGGCTCCTACTTGTACAGCCTTGACCATGAGGATGGATCTGCTGATGTGACGGGCGATGACAGCCGACTGTTTTCGTCGTTGTTGCAGACCGCCTGGTACAAGGTGGGTGTGTCGGGGGCGCAGAAACGGTTCCGTCGCCCCAGGTTCGTGTTGGACGCCCCTGAGGATTCGTCCATCGATGTGACTGTGCTGCGCGATTTTGAGCCGTCGGTGAACAGTCGGTCGATGTCGTTGGCTGTGAATGCTCGACCTGCTGGCGGTTTGTGGGGCGATCTGTTGTGGGGTTCGGGCTTGTGGGGTGCGAATTCTGCTGACGATCAGACGATCGTGCGGGGTCGTGCGATCGGCAGTGCTTATGCGGTGTCGTTTGTGTTCAATGGTGAGGTGCGGGCCGACACTGAGGCGGTTCCTCGGTGGGGTGTGAATGCGATCGATCTGGTGTTTCTACCGAAAGCTGTGAGGTGATTTGAGTGGGGTCTGTTAGTGGGATTGTGACGTTCTCGAATGGAACGTCGGCTGATGCTGACGAGGTGAACGGGAACTTCACAGCCTTGAAGAACTTTGTCGAGGATCAGACCGTGCAGAAGGACGGGTCGGTTGCGATGTCAGAACGGCTGACGTTGCACGGGGCAGATCCGACTGCGGATAATCATGCGGCCCGCAAGAAGTATGTGGACGATCAGATCGATGCGGCGGTCGCTGCAAATACGCACGGGTCGTATGTGTTTGCCCGCGTGGACGATAACGATTACGGCGGAAACATTGCATGGAACCAGACGGTGACCGCAAACACTTGGACGACAATCAAGTTCGAGGATCTCGTTCAGAACGTCGGCAACGACTACGACCATGCGTCGGGCGTGTTCACCGCCCCGAAGGCCGGCTTGTATCAGGTGTCGTTCACGATCGGTGCGGCAGAATCCTCGACTGTCCTGTTCCGTACTCGCATCCTGATGGGGGCAAGTACGATATTTAACGGGCCTCGGATCGTCCCGAACGATATTGCAGGTCAGGCTGACGCAGGCCAGTATGCGTTCATTTCATGTTCGCATACGGTGTATGTCCCTGCGGCCAACATGACGATCAAGCCCGAGTTCAGTGTCGATACTGGAGGGACGTACCGTCCTGGGAAGACGCTGACTATCGCGTTCCTCCGAACGAACAATGCCTAGTGGCGACAATTTTGTTCGGGTACGGACGGCGGAGGGAGACGTTCTGCGTCTTGCCAAAGCCGACCTTCCTGTTGGCCCTGCTGGCCCTCAAGGGCCAGCGGGACC